ATCCAACAATGAGCACAGCACGACGTAAAGACCTAGATAGCGCGTCATACAGAAAGAACCGAGAGACCTTCCTTAACGAATGGGATGGCGCGTGCCATTGGTGCAAGCGCGCTCGAGCAACAACCATCGACCACGTTATTGAGCAAGACAGAGGAGCAGACCCCACAGATCAAAGCAACTGGGTAGGCGCGTGCCACAAATGCAACAGCAGGAGAGGCGCGGATGATGGTCATTTTGTAGGGGCTTTCTCTAGTAGTCGGTTAGTAATGAATTGCATATCGGATGGTCGCCAGCAGTAGGCCTCGGCTCCAGCTGCGTCAATGGTGCGTAACCAGGTGATCTGGGCTGGGTCTAATCTTCCGCGCTCGGTCTTAAGTTCGGCAAAGATGAGCCCTTTGTCTGGGTGAGCCATGACGAGGTCGGGAAAACCCGAATGTCCTTGTATGGCGGTCATCCACTTTCCGCCGACCTGAGAGGCTCTGAAGTGTGTTACGCGCCATCCATACATGATCGCTAAAGCGATGACTTTGTTCTGAAACTCTTTTTCGCTGAGCGCTACCATCACCCGTCGCCTTTAATGTCGAGCTCTCGTTTTTCCCAAGTCCATTGGTAGTAGCCCTCCGCGATGGTTTCACGGTCGCCCCAGGTCATCCAATCGCTCGAGTAACGCCTCACGAGAGGCGCGACAAATGAGTTGTACGTGAGCTCTTTGTTGTATTCCCAGCAGTCGCCAATAAACACGAGTGTGATCTTGTGGGCTTTTGGGTAAACGTGCACCTGATAATGATCGTCCTCGGTCATGAGCGCCACTTTTGTGCCTCCTCTGCCATTGCTTTCCAGTCATCACGGAAGCGGTCTCTGTCCTTTGTCACGTCATGAAGCAGGCTCGAGTAGCCCTGCAGCACTTCCTCCAGCTGCACAATCTCGGCTCTGTGCTGGATGATCTCCAGTTTTAGATCCTCAATTTCCTGTAAAGCACTCTTGAGTAGTCGCGCCTGGAAGTTTTCTAGGTCGTGTCGGGCTTTGTCTTGTGCCGGTATTGCGCTAATAAATGCGTTCCAGATTTGATCGTCGTTACTCATTTTTTATCTCTTTTCCATGACATTTGTGTTTCAAGAAACACCACACGCATTATCAAATTCTCAAATAGTTCATGCGTTGGGATTAGACACCATTCCGCAGGTACTTTTTTGTTGTTTTCTCTTTGCCAGCGGCGTAATTGTTGAATAGCAAATGCCATATCTTCAAGATTTTTGGGTGCTGTTTCCCATTCGGGTTTTTCATTCATAAAAGGGTTTCTCTTTCCTGATGTTTGCTGATACTTCGCGCTCGTAAAGGATGGCCTCAATGACGAGTGTGATAAGTCCGACAATGATGGCGGACGCAATGATTTTGCCGATGAGCTGCATTAGAACGGATCCTCCTGCGACTCGGCACGGATCGCTAACGGGATGACGTTGCCTTTCAATTCTTGGATGACTTGTGAGGCGTCAAAGGATGTGAAGTTCGGTGGGAAATGTGCTTCAAAACCCATCTTTTTGGTGAGTGAGCGGATGAGCCCGATCTGTGCATCGGAGGCTGCCTTGTTGGGTGATGCCTGTGGGCGTTGTGTGCCTTCAGGAGCGTCGCTGGGTGTCATACGCTGTACTTTTGTCATCTCTTCACGAGAGGGGCGTTTAGTGGGGTCTGAGCCTGCATAGCCATAATTGGCTAATGCACGTCCGACCGCCGATGTCTCACAGTTTTCCATGTGGCTCGTTGAGTTGACGCCCCGATCCGTGTGATGTTCCTCTGCCCACCCAGTAGCGACAAGGTAATCCTCGTTCCATAATTCGGCCTTAAATATGCACCATTCGCCTGGGGCATATGCGTGCAAGGTGGTAACGACTCGAGGGTGCTGCGTTGCTTCTAGCCATCGCGCCAGCCTTGGCGCTACTGGCTCATAGTTTTCTAAGTTAAATGTCATGTAGGGGCTCTTTCTGTTATTGGGATGATTTAGTTCCCCAGGGTCGCCATCCGTAGAGTTTCCACAACTCGAGGGCAACCTTGAGGTTTTGGTTTCTTTTGAGCAAGTCGTCTCGGCTGTTGATCCAGCCTCCACGTTTCGCCCAGCCGACATTACTGCCGTTTATTTGTAGTAGTCCGAAAGATCCGCCGTAGGGGTCTTTGCGGTTGATGCTCGTTGTCTGACAACGCGACTCGCGCCACATAATCTTCATGAGCATCTTTTTCTCCTTTTTAGGCCAGCCGAGTTGAACTGCTTTCGTTGCGTAGTAGTCGCATCGGAAGGGCATATTCTCGGCACTTGCTGGAGATGGGTGGAAAGCGGCAATAAATAGCACGGCTGCCGCAAGTCGCTTAATTGCGATCCTTTGATCGAGTGAACATAATTCCTCCTAATCAAGAGCTGCTAAGCCCTCTGGGGTAATGGCGCACACCATTTGGGATGAGCCTGCGGATCCGATCCGCGTCTTTCCTGTGTTCACAATATAACCAGCGGAACGAAGTTCGGAGCACCGTTTCCAGTAGCACCTTGAGCGCCTGATTAAACCTGATCGGGCTCCAGCCTCTTCGTCGGTGAGGTCGTGATGCCGGTATTCCGTGAGTAAAAGCATCGCTTGGGTGACGCGCCGAGGCTTGACGTCGGTAGCGCCTTGGATGCTCGTGGAATGGTCTGGAACTCTATGCAATGGTGCATGGAACAGAGTGCCTGGTTCCCAATCGTCGGGTCGGGTAATTTTGCCTGCCATTATTGCCTCCGTAGTAGGGATAGAAGGTGACGGATGTGACGTTACACGATCGGTGTAGCGAAAGTGTGGATTGTGTTTTTCCAAGCCTGCACAATGAGTCGAGGGTTCTGCGCGAACGTGGGTGAGACTTCTATGTGGATCCAGTATCCGCCTGGGCCACCATTGTTTTCGGCGTCCCATTCTTTCCAGCCTGGCTTTCCGTCACGGTTACATCGGAAACCCCGCCCATGTGTCCCCCAGACGTATTGATGGATCTCCTCAATGCCGAGGGCGACGTGGTTGTCGGCGAGCCAGTCACAGATCTCGGTGACTAGTTTCTGGTTGCTTTGTTTGTAGCCAGCGTCGAAGGCGCGTCCTGTGCCGTGTACTGACAGCATGGTTGATCCGCGCATGGGTCGGTAGGCGTAGATCCCGAGGTTCTTGAAGCCCCATTTGGTGCTGAGGATGTCTAGGAGTTTGGTTGCGCCTGGGGTGGCTTTGCCGTTTGCGCTGGCGTCTTTGTTTCCCGTGTATGGCATTGCTGTACTTTTTGGAGCTGCTTTAGGCGTTGTCATCTTTGTCCTTTTGGTGCTTCAAGCCATTAGAGGCGAGTACGCCTGCGAGTGATCCTGTTAGGAACATCATCATCGGTGAAAGCAGGCTCCAGGCGCTCTTGTCATTGTCCGAAACCTCGAGAGGCTGCGTGACAAAAAGGAGTCCGTATAGCAGAGCTGCTGTGGATAGGAAGAATGTGATGGAGAGTGTGATGCCGACGATGAGGATGAGACGGGCTTTGATTTCGTCGTTGTTCATTCGTGGGCGTAGTGGTGGGATTTTCATGGGCAACGGTTTTCTAGTGCTCGGGTCGTGCCGACTGAGGCGGTATCGACGGTGATGGTGGTGGATCGGAGCGCTTTGTTTTTGGTGAGTGGTGGGCAGTTAACGCGTTCACGGTCTCCGCATGCGGTGAGGATTGACGCAAACAAAAGCGTCACAAAACTAATCCGCCAAATCATCTGAGCCTTCTTCAGTCCAGCCGCTTGCCAGTAGTTCGGCGTATTCTTCTTCTGTCATCTCGCGCACTTCGTCGTCTATTTGTATGTTTGGTCGCGTCATTTTTTATCCTTTTCGGTATCCGTAAACCGTTATTTCCCCGCCAGTCATAGTTCCACTTCCGCATACAAGACTAAAATTAGTGTAAGAAGTCGCTAATTCGTGGTCGTAAATTGCGGTTCCTCTGTTATTTCCAAAAATTACACACAATGCAGATAGGCCCGACATTTTGGCAAGGAAAGGATTTTGCACTTCTAAGTTCAAATGTATTTTGTTTACGTCAACTCCACCCGCGTAGGTCATTTGGTTTGAGTTGTTTTGGTTCGCCCCGTAAACAGTTGCTACGGCAAAAGTGCCGTAAGTTAAAAACCCGTAATAAGCACTTGTTGTAGTTGCGCCTAGACGAAACGCTAAGAAGTCCTGTGTCGTACTAGTCCCACCCGAAATAACTATTTTGTAATTGTCGTATGTCGCGCTAAACGCATCGTTGACGGTAACGCTAGATACAGCCGTTCCTATGGTTTGTGACTTGACAAACACAAGCCCGCTGTTTGCTAGGTATGTGTTTGTGTCTGAAGCGGTCAACACTTCGCCAGTAGTAAAAGTTTTTATAGCCATTAGTAGCCCAATTTTCCTGTTCCTAGTTTGCCGAAAACGGTGTCGTCTAAAATGAGTGTCGAGTTAAGCGACGCGCCCGAAATGTAATAAGTCCACCTTGACGACTCGGGCGTAGCCGTCATTGTGTAACCCTCAATGATCCCATAGTACGTCGTGCCACGGAACTTAATCGGCACTTGCGTCCCGATAAGCAACGCGCCTGGTACGCCAAGGTTATTGAGTTTGAAACTTGTTTGAGCCTCCGAAAGACACGAAATGCTAGAGATCTGCACATCGGTAGTCGAGTACTGGGAGAGCATGAAGTTCGCCAGATTGAGCGCCGTCGTAGTGCTGCTGGAAAAAGTATTGAACTTGAGCGACCGGTAAGGCCCAGCACCGCTAGTGACTGTTTGTGCAGCTGGAACCGTCGGCGTCACCGTGACCTGCGTGTAATAGTTGTCGCCAAACGCCGAGAATTCGATGTTGTCGTATACCTGGTTCGTGGCGTTGTTTGCTGTGTCGGAAAATGAGGCGACCGATGCCGTGATGTCGCCTGGGCCTTGAACGATCACAGCTAGTGCTTGTGTCATGCGTCCGTTGATTGTTCGGATGTACTGCGATAGCCATTCGCCGTAAGTGTTGCTCACAGTCGTGTCCGACACTCTTTGTGTGAGCGCGTTGGCTTGTGGGTTAATGGTGAGACCGCTGTAGAACTCGATCGCCGACGCGACAACCGCAAATAATCCACCGTTAATCGCTTGCCCGTTCCCTTCGAGTCTGCCGAAACGCGCAAAGTAAGACTCACATGAGATGTTGATGAAGTCTGCATTGCCGACGCCCCCAGAGTATGGGATGCCGTAATTGACGCTTACGCCTGAGATGTAGCCAGCATAAACATATTCCCCAGATCCGTCGTGCTTCACGCGGATGATGTTGCCTGGAACTAGCGCGGTGATCGGCGAGGCGTAGCCGTTTGGGTAGCGCAAAGTAACTTGAGCGGTGTCTGCCGAGTACTCATCCAACTGTTTTTCGCGCCCCTGCTTCATGCTGAACGACACGACGTTTGTGAGGTCAACGATGACGCCTGGGGTCGATGCCAGCGAATACGAGACGGTGTAGGTCTGGATTGCCATTATGGATTAGTTATTCGGATCGGGATCGCGCCGTTTTGCCTCATGTAATTTCTGAGAGCTGCGACTACTGCGTTCGGGTCTCCCCCGTTGACGTTAATGGTGACGCTGTTACCGCCCATATTTGGGACGTTGTTGCCTGTGAGTGGCACAACTGCCTCGGGGCCTGCTTCGCCGATCATGGCAAGCGTCGGGGCGTTGACGATGCCACCTGCAGCTAGTTTGGGGATTTCTGGGATGTCTGGGGCGTCAATTTTGATGCCAGCAACTTTGAACTCAAGTATCCCATTTATACGCCCGATGATTTCTTTATTGATGACGCCGATAATGCCGTTAGCGAATGCTTTACCGATTTCTGCTCCAGCTGCACCGAGATCTGAAAGTGCACCGATGACCGTTTCGACTAGTGATTTTGATAGTTCAAAAGCAAAGGCTGTGAGACCTTTGATTAAGTCTGGGCCGATATCGACTAACCACTTGAGAAGAGCGACAGAGAGTTTTGCTGTGGCTTTGATCAGGAGCGGTATTCCGTCGTTGATGATCCATTTGATCATGTCGCCGATGAAAGCGCCGAGGGCGGAAAGCGCTTCTGGCCCTGACTCTTTAATCCATGCTGTCAATTTTTCTTTGAGGATCCCTAGCTTCTCAGAAAGCAACGGGAGACCATCGTTGATGATCCAGTTTCCCATCTTGACTAGAAGGTTTTTGAGCGCTTCGAGAGCGATCGGGATGCCTTCCTTCAGTCGGTCGCCGAGCAACTTGAGAACTCCGCCTAGACCTTCTTTGTCAAAGACTGCGGAAACTTTTTCGAATGCAGGTATTAGAACGTTGGTGGCGAAACCGACGATCCGTTCGAACGCTGGGAGAAGTGCCGTCCCGAGTGTTTCGGATGCTTCGCCAAAAGCGTTTTTTAGTCTGTCAAAGCGTCCGACTGCGCTGTTTGATAGCGCTTCTTGTGATCCGCCGAACTGCTTATTCACTTCTTCCATTGCGCCAGCGAAATCCTTGGACTTGATGATATTCGCATCGAGTGGGACACCGAGTTTCTTTAACGCGCCCATTTGACCTAGGAAGCCTTTAGCGAGGGCGGACGTCGTTGCCTCAAGCGGTTTCCCTGTCGCTGCGCTGATGTCCATAGCGCTCTTGAGAAGGTCAAACGCCTTAGTAGAGTCCCCTGTCGCTCTGACGAGTGTGCCGAGTCCGCTTCTCAGGTCGTCGTCGGCGACGCCAGTAGCCAAAGTCATGGAAGAGATCAGATCTTCGATTGAAGCAACTTGATCGTCGGTTGCGCCTGAAGAGTTCTTCAAAGTTTTAGAAAGAACCGCCTGCCCTTGAGCATCTTCAGCAGCTGCTTTGACTGACGCGCCGAGCCCTGCTGCTATCGCTGCTCCGCCAATGGCTGCGAACTTTGCGACATTCTTGAATACCTTTGTCGCTGAACCGCCAAAACCACCTATAGCAGAGTTGGCTAGGTCGATGCCTTTAGGGTTGAAGTCCGTAATGATCGGAATGTTGATAGCCATTAGCGCGTCTCCCTATCGACTTTTTCCATGACGTCGTCCACAAGTTTTACTATTCCGCGCTGCACGTCTGGGAGATGTTTGTCTGCTGTGGGCCACAATACGAAACCAATTTTTGCTCGTAAGTTTTTGTTGAATGTGTTGCCAGGGTTTGCTTTTCCTGCGACTTCGAAGATCGCGCCTGCTGGGTTTGCCTGGGTTATGTAGATAACGCTCGAAGCGTTTTTGCGCGTTGACGTTTTGAGTTTGACGCCCGAGCGAACTTTGCTGACCGACCATGGCAACAACTCGCGACCGTTGTTAGTCCAGAGTTTCGCCATACCGGAAAGAGGCATCTCTGGGTAGAGCGCTTTAGCGTCGGCAACGAGTGGTGCTGCAATGTTTTTGGCTTCACGATTGAAGTCTTTGCGGTACTCAGGATCTATTTTCCGTAGAGAGATGATTGCCTGCTTTGCGCCTTTGATCTCTGTAGTCATGTCGATCATGGTTATTCCTTTCGGCGTCTATTAAGCACATCTATCACGGTGTTTAGATCTGTGTATGTGAACTCGATGGATGGGGGCCAGTAGCCAGTCTCGACAAGTAACTCGGCGAGGCTTCGACCTACTGATCCCCTGAGGTGGGGTTTGCTGACTCAGTTTCAAGCACTTCCAGATTGACAAGTTTCTTGAGGAAGTCGTCAAGGATGACTGGGGGATTGTGACCTTGCTGTTTTGCTGCCTCATGTGCGAGGAAGCCAAGCATCTCTATCGAGATCCCTGCAGCTAGATCTGATGCTCTTACTTTGAACTTGCGTTCCAGTTGAACCAGGTGAAAAAGATTAGTTTCGACAACGTAATCTCCGTCACCTGTGTTCACTTTGATGGATAGTTTCATGGGGTTTCCTTTGCACGGTAAGGGATGGGATTAGGGGGTGATGTCGCGAACCCAGGTGCCACCCGAGAAGCTGATCTCCATAACTTGAAGCTCGCCCACGGTGTAGGTGATTGGGTAGTTTGCGATCATGGTATTGCTAATCGTCCACTCTGGATTGTCAGCTGCGATAGCGCCTGAGCCTTTTTTGACGACGATGGTGGTGTCGCCTTGACCGATTTCGCCAGCGATGACGCCTTCGACTTCTGTCGCTCCGTATGAGACGTAGAGAGTGATTGTGCCTTCTACCGTCTGGAGGCCTGGAACCATGCGCTCGCCGAGATCTCCGAAGGCTGTGCTCGTTAATGGGTTACTGCCGAGAGTAAAACTAATGCTCGAGGCCTGATCGGTGAGATCAACGGTTGCAATTTTTAGCTCTGCCGGTTGTGATAAATAAGTTGTAGTTGCCATGATTTCTCCTATGGGTTTCTTGAGGTTCCCACACGAACGACTAGATCGTATGAGGGGATGTCTTGTGATCCGATTGTCGTGACAGAAGGAGCGCCCGAGATGAGGGAGATCGCGCTGTTCATGATCGTGTCGGCTGTAGTGATGAGGTAGTCGCTAGCGTCGCTGTTGCCTGGGGGCGCTGCAAGGATCCTCACTCCGAAAGTGATTTCGGCGATGTTGCTGTTAAAGCATGTGAACGTCGGGGGCTCGACAAAGACTGTCATCGGGCGAGCGTTGCGCGAGTCGGTGACGACCGCCAGCCCGAGTCCCGTGAGCGAGGCTACAAGGGTGCTCTGGGCGCTTGCGAAGATGCCACTAGCACTCATGCGACTTGGCTCCGATTAACGCCGAGGAGACGGTTGATCTGTCCCATAGACCCGACGGATCCAGGGATGTTCATTGCTTCAAAACTGGCGAATGAGTCAACGCTTCCGCGCTCTCGATAAAGAGCGCCAGCGAGCATTGTTGTTCCGAGTTTGACGTCCGCGCCTGGGACGGTAGTGAGCGAGTCAAAATAACCTGCTTCTTTCCGTCGCCGAAACGCGAACGCGTTAGCTGCATCCGTGCATGAGCCAACGAAGGCTGTGTCGTTGGCGGTTGCGACCGATATGCCGAGCCAAGCGAGCACGTCCGAACTAGCGATCCATGTGCAAGTCTGAGTCCAGGTGAGCGTCCCCGTCGGGATAGCTGCACTACGTTCCAGGTCGTCGCCCTCGTCATAAAAGATGACTTGGTTGCCGATGTAAATGTCGTAGTTGAATAGCAGGTCGCCTTCTTCGTCAACGCCTGTAAAAAAGTACGGGTTGATCGCATAGACGGTGTGTGTGCCGTTCAGACTGTGACCTAGGCCTGCAAGCGTGATGCTTTGACCGATGCCGATGTCCGTGTCCTCGAGTGTCTGCACCACGGCATAGTCGTCTAGTCGCTGGTGGTGAGTGACTGCGAATACTGCCATGATGCAAACTTTCTCGGGCGGTGCTTAAGGTTTAGGCCTGTGGGATCTTCATGAACTGGTTGGCGTCAATCATCTTCGGTGCGAAGTAGCCACGGAAGGCGATCGTGCGCGACAAGGTTGAAGGATTGTCAAGGCTGATAGCGCCCTTCTGCTGCTCATAGCAACGGAAAGCACCTGTAGCAGCTGCGCCGACGATCGTGGTCTTTGCTGCGAAGTTGGTATCAACTACGAGGCGCAAACCGAACACGACTGACTCGCGTGAGCCTGGGTTCATTGTTCCAAATGCGTTCATCGGGCCGACTTGTGGGAACAATGGACGATCTGCTGTGTCGCTGAGTTGTCCGAGCTGTGCAAACACGTCGGGGGAAACAAAGAGATGATCTGGCAGGTAGTAGCCATTGCTCAAGATGGTTGTTGCGCAAGCGTAAACCTTGGCGATCCAGTCTGCAGGGTCGGTCGGTGCGACGTTGCCTGTGGTCTGTGATGTGCCAGCGAGAAGCGCGTCGGCTGCTGCGTTGTCGGTTGCGAGGGCGTATTTTTTGCCCATGTCCTCGAGAAGACCTTGGAGCACTTCTGGTGAAGTCCAGTCAAGTGAAGCCTCAGAAACTTCGACGTATCCGCCGTAGATGTCTTTTGTGATTTGGATGTCATCAACGATGAATTGTCCAGCGGTGATTGTGGTGTTTTGTGTTTCTGGGCCACCGATTGAAGTGTGTGTCGTAATTTTTGGAACGATGAACACTTTTCCACTCTGAGGCATTTGGCGTGAGCCGATTGCATCCACCACAGGGCGCAAGCCCTGAATTCCCGAATAGATGGGCGAGATGATAGGCAATGGCAAAATTCCATCCAGGTCACCCGTGGTCACATCTGGAGCTGCAGCGCGAACTCGAGCGTTGAACTCGGCAGCTACAGCGCCACCTTGCATTTGTGCGGAGATCCACTCGCCAGCGGAAGGAAGTTTGAACTCTTTTTTGGCTTGTGCGTAGATGATTGGGTTTGTTGGGGTTGTTGCCGACTCTGCTGACTCGGCCTTGATTTCTTCTGACACGTTGTCCTCCTGAGGGGTGTCTATGGGTTGGGTATTTTCTTCAACATCCTCAGGATCGGCCGAGGCTGCGATTTCTGTGATTACTGCTTCCGAGAAAGCAGGAACCGCGACAAGTGAGAGCTCAATGAGTTGTGCTTTTGACACAACCATTACGCCTGCTTTGTCAAACTTAAATGAGACGGGGTTCGCGCCGACGCTTACCGAGTCATACGCGCCAGCCTTAAGCAAGGCGACTGCGTCCTTTGATGCGCGAGTGTCTGCAAGTGTTGCTTCAAACTCAAGGCCAGCATCGCTATCGGCGAGAGCGTTAACGACTCCGCGTAATTGACTCATGTCATGGTTCTCCAGCAGTTTTGCTGGTTTCTGAGTTAGGTCAAACGCGCCACGAAGAAACTTGACGCGCTGACCTCCTGAGACAGTTGCAACAACATCCCAGGGGACGGCGATACCGGCGATACGCGCTGGGCGGTTCTCGTCGCCTGTCTCGGCGATGATGAGATCTAGATCGGCGTGAAAATGGATCATGATTACTCCAGGTTATTCGTGTCGGAAAGTGGGTTGACTTCTGGCTCTTGCATGACTGACTCGTGCATCTCTGGCGAGTATTCGCCGACGTATTCGTCAAGGTCAAACTGTGTGTGACGTCCTCGAGGAAGAACATCGTCCATACTGAGACGTTCTTCGATGGCGTGTAGCAATGGGCGAGCGCCGAAAAGGAGCAAGTCTTGTCGAGCCTGTTGCGCGTTTGCGTAGGTCATACCGCTTTGGTCAATGGCGAGCAAATAGGCAGGAATGTCCATAAGGCGAGACAGTTCTTTTGTCTGATACTCGCGTCCCTCTACGAGCTGTAGTTTGCTCGGGTCTTGGTCAAAAGAAACGAAATTGACAAACTCGTTAAGAGCACCGATCGCATTGGAGCGACGGTTGGAAGCCCAGGCTGCAGCCATCTCCCCGAGCTCTTCGCCCGACATTGGCTCTCCGCCTTTTTGCTGAAGATAGCCAGCAGCGATCTCATTTGAGGCAAAGCGCTCTGCCGACTGATCGAGTTTGAGCGCGATTTGGATAGCGCGACGGCCTGAGTAGATGACGCCGAGGTTGCCGTTGAGGAATTGGATCACGTTGCTTGTGTCGAGTGGGAGACCATTGAACTCAAGTTCGTCTGCTGGGCCGAACCATTCCGGGGGCTGATTTTGAGGACTTTGAACAAGGTTCGCTGGGAGCCATTGAAAACTGGCAGGAAAGCCCGTGCTGTAGCGCGAAGTTACCGCCCAGAAAGCGCGACCGTAGAGGATGAGATCCTTCGCGGTTTTTGCCATAATGAAATTTCGCGTGACTTTTGGATCGGGTCGGCTCATCCATGACTCGCCTTCGACGTAGATCTTTTCGTACTCTTCGCCGTTCCATTGAAGGACGTAGGACTTCATGTCGAGGGTTCCCACGACCGTCGAGAGCAACGAAACAGCCCGAGCGATCGTGGGTACAGATAGTGCAGCTTCCTCGAACGCCCCTACGGAGTACGAGTAAAACTGGCCTATCTGCGACGCGCCTGCAGCAGCTCCTAGTGGGGCGGAGTTATACGCTGGCGCGGTGATCTTTTTACCGAAGAGAGGCATTACCTGGAGTCTCTACCTACCGTGTAAGAAAAGCAAGGACTCCGATAAAAGATAGAAAGTGATCACCTACCGAAGGCGATGGCTGCTCTTGCCTTTTGGGTCGGCTTGGCTACTAGTGCAGCTGCGAAGATCATGCACCTCGCCATCGTGATCGGGCCACTTGATTTCTGTGATGAGATCGTGTAGCCAGACTGTGTCTTGACGCCGACGGCGCGGTTGACGTGCTCGAGGAGCATTTGCTCACCGGTATGCACAAGGCGTCCCTCGTTGATGAGTTGACGGATCGTGCTCGTGTGGGTGACAAGTTCGCCGTAGCCGACGTCTATTTTTTTCTTGTCAAGATCCATCGGGGCCATCTGGAATAGCGAAGGCGTAAGCGCGATCTGTCGGCAAGTTTTAGCGGACTCGTGAACCTTTTCCCAGCAAGCGCCGAGCGTGTCTGTCACAAACTCCACGGTCACGGCGATCTGTCCTTCGTCGTTGAGCTGTGCGCGTATTCCACAGTAGAGACTTTCGTCAATGCTGGAGTCCACGGCAAGGACGCCCCCCTCTGGCATCACAGAAGTCGTCAACTTGTCAAAGACCCCAGGGTTCAACCACGAGTTAGCGCTCGAGATCCACAAGTTTAACGATGCTCTCATAAAGGCTGCTTTGTCCACCTGCTCAGACTCATCAACCAAGATCTCGGGATCCAAGGTGTACCCGATCGCTGGGTTAGCCATCGCCCAGTAGCCCTTTTCAACCATCGGGTCAACGCCTGGGGGAACGCTCCATTCGGCGAAGAACAATTTAGAGAACTTCTTTTCGTCAATAGCGCGAAGCGCTTCCTCTCTGAGTTTGAGCATCGCGTGTGAGTCCTCCGTGCCAGCGGTGCTCCAGCACGACAGCAAAGGAGACTGCATTGCGCGTTGAGATGGGAGAGCGCCATTGAAGAGAACGTCCGCGGAAATGTTCCACACTTCGTCGGCGACAATGTACGTCGGCGAGAAACCGTGAAACGCTTTCGGTGTTGCAGCTTGAACGAGCCAACGCGACTCGTCCGGCATCACAACCTCGTTCCGACCGTAACTCCAGTAAGCCTTCGCGCCGAACTTCGCCTCGAGTAGCGGAGCCAACTGCTCAAAGATCTCCACAGCAAGATCCAACTGGTGAGCGGTAGAGATTACGAGGACGGGCTTGCCACGTCGGATCGGTTCCTTCACCAAGGCCCACAAGATAAAAGCCTTTAGCGCAACGGTCTTGCCATTCTGCCGAGCAACCGAAACAAGAGAACGCCGACGAACTAGATCACCGTTCTCATCGTGCTCCAACTGTCCTCTAAGCGCTAACAACTGCCACGGCATGAGATCAATGTTCATCACCTCATGCGCGAGAGCTGCAACTTCGTCGCCATAACTGCCACATCCCAACAACCCAGATATCAACCGAGGCTCGATCATCTATTCGGGAATTCAGGGCTTGCGCCCTGTGGTGGATGCAATCGGCTCACGCCAAATGCCTCAGAGTGGAAAAGTGTTCATCGTTCCAAAAATTACGACACACACTTCAATCGGTGGCCCAGAAACACAGAACACCACAATCACCGCTGGACAGTTTGTTGTTGACGACATTCAAATCACCAAGGACATCTACGGTGGCTACGTTGAAGTTTCCGAAGCCTCAATCGACTGGACTTCACCAGAAGTGCTCCAAGGTCTCCTCGAAGACATGGGCAAAAAATACGCGCTTGCAACCGACAACGCAGCTGCAGACGCGCTTCTTGCTGGCACATCACAGACCACAGGCAACGTCGCACCGACCGACCCTGCAGACTGGATCGCAAAGGTTTACGCTTGCGCGACAACCATTTTGAGCAACGGCTACTACCTGCCAGATCATCTCTTCGTTTCGCCAGACGTGTTCGCACAACTCGGACAACTCAGCGACACAGCAGATCGTCCATTGTTCCCACAGGTCGGCCCAATGAACGCTTTCGGCACAATGAACCCAGGCTCACGCGAGTCCGTCGTGTTCGGTTTGCGTCTCGTAGTTGATACCAACTTCGCAGCTAAGACCACCATCGTCGGCGCAGCTGCTACTGGTGCTTTCCGTTGCTACGAGCAGCAGAAGGGCGCTATCAGCCTTGACAATCCTTCAACGCTGTCGCGCACAATCGCCTTCCGTGGCTACTTCGCACCGAAGATGATTGACGCCAACCAGTTCATGAAGATCCCACAGGCCTAAGCCTTAAGATCGCCCCGAGAAAGTTTGCATCATGGCAGTATTCGCAGTCACTCACCACCAGCGACTAGACGACTATGCCGTGGTGCAGACCCTCGAGGACACGGACATCGGCATCGGTCAAAGCATCACGCTCGCAGGCCTAGGTCACAGTCTCAACGGCACACACACCGTCTATGCGATCAACCCTTACTATTTCATAGGCGTTGACGAAGAAGGCGACCTGCTTTTCAACTACGACATCTACATCGGCAACCAAGTCATTTTCTATGACGCTGGCGACGACCTTGAACGTAGTGCAGCTATCCCCACGGGGACGCTCACCTGGACTCAAACCTGCACATGGATCGCTAGTTCGGACGTGCTCGCTTGGCTCGGCATATCGGTCGCAACCGCCAACGACACAGCCTTCGTTGGCTCATGCACGGATGCAGCTAACGCGTTCGCGTTTCGGCGACGGAAGGAAGCAGGTTATTTCGACTCGCTCACTACCGTCCCAGGCGCGGACGTCAAACTCGGGACAACAATGCTCGCTGGCGCTCTTTACCGTGAACGCGGAAGCGTTGACTCCTTTGCCAGTTTTGAAGCAATGAACGTCCCAGGCACAGTCGGCTCAATGGGACAAATTAACCGTCTGCTCGGCGTCAATCGGAGCCAAGTCGCATGAGTGCCTCAGGCATCTTTGCAAGCGCCCAGAGTACCCTTGTAGCGTCGCTCACGGGACTCGGGCTGGCAGTTGTCACCGATGCACGCAACGCTCGCCCGATGACCGTCTTTGTCGAGCCACCCACGTTCACCTGCTTTAACAGCAACATCGCCGAAATCACTTTCGGAGTGAGGATCCTTGCAGCGCCCCCAGGCAACAGCGACGCTAGCGACTACCTCATCACTACAGCCGACATGATCATGAACAGCGCGATCTCCCTCATCTCGGGCGCTCCGTCTGTCACGACAATCGGATCACAAGATATCCCCTCATACGATCTAGTCGTTCGTGTGGGAACCTCAAGAAACCCATAGGAGAAATCATGGCAACTACAACTTATTTATCACAACCGGCAGAGCTGAAAATTGCAACCGTTGATCTGACTGATCAGGCCTCAAGCATCAGTTTTACTCTCGGCAGTAACCCCCTTACTAGCACCGCCTTCGGAGATCTTGGGGAGCGTATGGTGCCTGGGTTGCAAACTGTCGAAGGGACAATCACCCTTTATGTTTCATACGGCGCTTCAGAAGTTGAGGGCGTCATTGCTGGACAGATCGGGCTTGGAACAACAACCATCGTCGTGAAAAAAGGCTCAGGCGCTATCGCAGCTGATAACCCAGAGTGGACGATCAGTAACACCATGATCGCGAACTACCCAATTACCTACACCGTCGGCGAACTCCAAGTTATGGAGATCAGCTTCTCGGGTGGCACCTGGGTACGCGACATCACCCCCTAATCCCATCCCTTACCGTGCAAAGGAAACCCCATGAAACTATCCATCAAGATCAACACAGGAGAAGGAGATTACGTTGTCGAAACTAATCTCTTTCATCTTGTGCAGCTCGAGCGGAAATACAAAGTCAAAGCGTCCGACCTCGCTAACGGTATCTCGATAGAGATGCTCGGCTACCTCGCCCACGAAGCAGCCAAACAGCAAGGACACAACCCCCCAGTCATTCTGGACGACTTCCTCAAAAAGTTAGTCAACCTTGAAGTCTTGGAAACAGAGTCAGCAAACCCCACACAAGGGGATCAGTAGGGCGCAGTCTCGCCGAGTTGCTTGTCGAGACTGGCTACTGGCCCCCATCCATCGAGTTCACTTACACAGATCTAAATACTGTGATAGATGTGCTTAATAGACGCCGAAAGGATTAACGATGATCGAAATGAAATCAGAGATCAAAGGCGCGAAGCAGGCAATCATCTCGTTACGGAAAATAGATCCTGAGTATCGCAAAGACTTCAATCGTGAAGCCAAGAACATTGCAGCGCCACTTGTCGCCGACGCTAAAGCCGAATACCCAGAAATGCCTCTTTCTGGCATGGCGAAACTCTGGACTAACAATGGGCGCGAGTTGTTGCCTTGGTCAGTGAGCAAAGTTCGCTCCGGCGTCAAATTAAAAACCTCTACGCGCAAAAACGCTTCGAGTGTTATCTACATAACGCAGGCGAACCCAGCAGGCGCAATCTTTGAAGTAGCAGGAAAAGCGAACCCTGGCAAAACATTCAACAAAAACTTACGCGCCAAAAAAAGTTTCATCTTGTGGCCCACAGCAGACAAACATCTTCCAGACGTGCAGCGCGGAATAGTCAAACTTGTAGAGGACGTCATGGACAAAGTTGAGAAGGAAATGCGCTAATGGCTATCAACATCCCGATCATTACCGACTTCAACGGCAAAGGCATCGACCTCGCCAACTCAGCAATCGGAGGGTTCGGCGGTTCAGCCACGAAAGTATTTAAAAACGTTGCGAAGTTCGCAGCCATCGGCGGAGCAGCAATAGCAGCAGGTCTCGGCGCGTCAGTTAAAGCAGCTGCAGAAGATGCTCAAGGGCAAGCCGTCCTAGCAAAGACTCTCAAGAACTCATCAAACTCCACCGACGATCAGATCTCTTCTATTGAGGATCTCATTTCTTCAATGACCTTGGCTACTGGCGTCGCCGACGACGACCTCAGAAACGGTCTCGGCACACTCGTCAGAGCCACAGGAAACTCGACTAAAGCCTTTGACCTGCTCAAAAGTGCCATGGATATTAGTGCAGCGACCGGCAAGCCGCTCGAGGCAACTACCGCCGCATTAGCAAAAGGCTACCTAGGCCAGATGGGCGCGCTAAAGAAGCTCGGCGTCCCACTCGATGCGAGCATCATTAAGTCCAAGGACTTCGCTGCAGCAATGGACGCTGTGAACGAAAACTTCGGAGGAAGCCAGGAAGCACTTTCCAATAGCGCGGTCGGACGCTTTGACAGACTGAAGAACGCTTTCGGTGAAGCATCCGAAACACTCGGCACAGCACTCCTTCCAGCGTTTGAAAAGATCGTCGGCTTTGCCACAAATGTTTTGATCCCAGCGTTTGAAAAAGTTTCCGCAGTCTTCGACAAGAAAGGTCTCGGCGGAGTTCTCAAGTTGCTCGGCGACCGGCTCAAGGAAGGCATCCCGATCGCCTTGGAAGCGCTCAGGAACCTTCTGGTCAAGATGGGGAACTGGATCATTAACGATGGGCTCCCATTGCTTTCCGAGAAGCTCGGCATCCTTAAAGAAAAACTCACAGCATGGATCAAAGAGTCAGGGCCAGAAGCCCTCACCGCTCTCGGCGCTTTCATCGGCGACATGATCAAATGGATCATTAACGACGGCATACCGCTCTTGATCAAAGCCACAGCAAAACTTTCAGTCGCGCTGCTGAAATGGCTAGTCGATATCGGGCCTGATCTAATCAAAGGACTCGCAGGTTTCGCCCTCGAGTTAGCAAGATCTCTCGTGACTGCCGTTCTAGGAGCGTTTTCAGACCTTGGCAAGTTTGGTCTAGAGATCGGCAAAGCCTTCGCAAACGGCATCATCTCAGTCGTAAACACTCAGCTCATAGATCGCATTAACAGGCTTCTCGAGTTCACTATTGATCCTCCAGGCCCAGGGCCCAAATTAACAATCAACCCACCAGACATACCTCGGATCCCAATGCTCGCGGAAGGTGGCATCGTTACAGGCCCGACGTTAGCGATGATCGGCGAAGCAGGCCCCGAGGCTGTAATTCCTCTCTCTGGGCGCAATATGCCGAACATGGGAAACACATTCAACATCTACGTCCAAGGCGGAGACCCGAACGCCATCGTCGATGCTCTACGCCGATACAACCGCGCAAACGGCCCGATCCCAGTGACGACCTATGGCTGAGGCTTTCGAGTGGCGCGTTGATTTCTACAGCGCAGGCGCTTGGCGTACTTTGCCAACGGTTCAGACTGTCAACATTTTTCGCGGACGCCGACTACAAATTGACGACTATGCAGCCGACACAGGAACCGTCACAAGTCTTTTCCCGAGCGACTGGACTCACACACCAAAACTAGGCGACCGTGTGCTTATCTACATTCACAAACCAGGCATCACAGTCGGGGTTGACAACTTCTCATGTTTCTGGGGAAACATCCGAGACGTAGATATTGACTATGGGCTAGTAACCAACATGGACTTAGTTACCATCAGTTGCGAAGGACTTCAAGCAGACTTAGGACGCGCACAGTTGAACGCGTTCTCCCTTGTGCAAGACACAACCGATGAACAACTACTACAAGTTGCAGCGGAAGTCGGGGTAAACGTTGCACAATTTTTCGGCAGGTCTATTGCCTCTGCTCAAACTTTTACAGGCAACGCTCTAGACATTGTTAACACTTTGACACGAACCGAAGAAGCGCGACTGTATGCAGGAGCATCTTCTTTTCAAGGCACAGAAAATATCTACTGGTTCGGACGAAACCAGACAGGGCTTATAGCCACCATTGACTTCAACGACGGCACAATTACACCGATGAACTCTGAACTTCTTTATGACGGCATTAGGTTCCGTTCTTCAACCGACAACTATTACAACCAGGTAACCATCACGCCTCTGTCAGTAGCTGCACAAGTTGCCTCAGATGGCACGACGCCGGTGTTCGGGTTACAGAAGAACACCGTGGACTTCTCAACAACGCAGGCAGATGATCACGCCGAGTGGCTTCTGGCTAACTTCGCTACTCGTAACAGTCAGGTCGCCGAAATTACTTTGACCGATGTTCAACAGGAACCGCTTGCTGGCCCTAACCCTTTTAACCGCCAAATGATTTCTGCGTGCGAAGTCCCAATTAACACTAAAGGAACAATCGGTTTCCGTGGCGACTCGTACAACGTGATCTATGAGGGCGTACAAATTAGCGCGACACCTCAGCAGACTCGAGTGACGTTGTATATGTCAGGGCAAGACAACAATGCATATATTGTTTTAAATAGCAATATCTATGGCAAATTGGACGAAAACAAATTAGGCTTTTAGGAGATTTATGGCTATAAAAACTTTTACTACTGGCGAAGTGTTGACCGCTTCAGATACAAACACGTATTTGGCAAACAGCGGTCTTGTTTATGTTAAGTCGCAAACCATCGGCGTTAGCCAAACTTCCGTTGTTGTTTCAAGCGCTTTCTCCGCAGATTATGACAACTACAAGATAATTATTTCTGGCGGTGCATCAGTAGCAAACGTTAACCTATCGATGCAATTTGGCGCTAAAACGACTAATTACAAGTCGCAACTTATCTATGCATCATGGAACAACACCACAGCCGCTCTTGGCTCGACTGTTGCAGGCTCTTTGGTTTATGTAGGCAACGCAACTACTAGCGGCATTTTCGCAAACATTGAAGTCGTGACACCGTTTGACTCTGCCAAAAATACTTTTATGTCATCAGTTTTTAACTCGCCTACTGAGTCAGGCTCATTTATTGGGCAGACAGCGGACACGGTTTCGTATACGGCTTTCACAATTATTAGCAGTTCAGCAATGACGGGCGGAACTATTACTGTTTACGGATACCGAAAGGCATAACCCATGACGCGACCAAACATACAAATAGACGACGAAATACGAGAAATGACCGAGGAAGAATACGCAAATTATTTAGCAGTAGTAAAAGAAAGCAAAGGACTATACGGCGATGATCTGGCGGATTAGTTTCGTGGCGCTTTTGTTCGCGTCAATCCTTACCGCTTGCGGAGACCGCGTACGCCTCAACTGTGAACCGCGCACAAAGAACAAAGCACTAAGCGCCACCGTCACAGAAACAACACAAACAACAGAAACCCCACAATATGGCACAGGTGGCAAATGCTAAAGAAACCAGAACATCGACTAAGTAACGAAGAAATCAAAGCGCGTATCGTCATGATCGTCGCGTGTGGCTTAACGCTCTCTTTTGTCGGCTCCGTGTTCACAATTTTGTACGGACTGCTATTTGTTTCACAGCCCGCGACAATGGCGGAACTTGACGCCCAGCAAATCAACATCCTTTCCTCGATGCTCCTCACCCTTTCGGGCGGACTCATCGGGCTACTCGCTGGCAACGGCCTCAAAGACAAGCCGAAAGACAAAAAAGATGACAACGCCTAAAGCAGCTCCAAAAAGTAACGCGATGCCGTACACCGGCAACAAAGACGCCACCGCAAACGGCAAAGCCACCCCAGGAGCGCACAAACTCCTTGACATTCTCGGCACTAAATGGGGCTTCAAGAACCTCGGGATCTACGCCTATCGTCCGATGCGCGGATCAACGATGCTTTCAGTACACGGCACAGGTCGCGCTTTTGACGCTGGCTACAAACAATCCCAGCAGGCACTTGTCACAAAGATCTGTGACTGGCTTGCCGACAACCACGTCGCCCTCGGCATCGAGGAGATCCATCAGTACGTCTGGGGAACACACGGACGCGGTTTCCGCTGCAATCGTGACGGGAAGCCAGGCTGGAAAGAATGGGACGCCGAAAACAACGGAGGCCCTGGGGGCTACTGGATCCATGTCGAGGTCTCGCCGACGTTCGCCCAGAACCCTCGACTCATTGTGCAGGCTTGGAAAAAGACGATCCCCACATTCGTCACACCAATCGTGTAAGTTCTCTAGCGTCACCTTCTATCCCTACTACGGAGGCACTAATGGCAGGCAAAATAATCCGACCCGACGACTGGGACGAAGGCACTCTCTTCCATGCACCATTGCATCGAGAACCCGACCGACCCACAAGCGTCCAAGGCGCTAAAGACGTCAAACACAGGCGAACATCCCAGGCGATGCTTCTCCTTATCGAGTACCGGAACCACAACCTCACCGATGAAGAAGCAGGAGCCCGATCTGGGCTGATCAGGCGCTCACGGTGCTACTGGAAACGGTGCTCGGATCTTCGAGCTGCAGGCTATATCGTCAGTACTGGAGCCACGAGGATCGGCTCTTCAGGATCAGCACAGATGATCTGTGCAATTACCCCAGAGGGCCTCAAGGCTCTTGATTAGGAGGAATTATGTTCACTCGATCAAAGGATCGTCGTTAAGCGACTCGCGGCAGCCGTGCTTGTTATTGCCGCTTTCCACCCATCTCCAGCAAGTGCCGAGGCTCTGCCCTTCCGATGCGAATACTACGCAACGAAAGCAGTTCAACTCGGCTGGCCTAAAAAGGAGAAAAAGATGCTCATGAAGATTATGTGGCGCGAGTCGCGTTGTCAGACCACGAGCATCAATCGTCAGGATCCATGGGGCGGTTCCATGGGCCTGCTTCAGGTCAATATGTCTAACTATGGATGGGCTAAGCGAAACGGGTGGGTAAAAACTCCCGACGACTTGCTCAAACGACACCAAAACCTCAAGGTCGGGCTCGAGCTTTACAAGCTTTACGGGTGGCGACCATGGGGAACTAAATCATCCCAATAACAGAAAGAGCCCCTACACATGACATTTAACTTAGACAACTACGAGCCAGTAGCGCCTAGGCTGGCGCGATGGCTAGAGACCGTCGTCAAGTCCTCAGTGACTCCTCGAGTAATCACAACCCTTCACGCTTACGCTCCAGGCGAGTGGTGCATCTTCAAGGCCGAACTGTGGGAAGGCGACACTCTTATCTCAACTGGCTACGCAGAAGAACATCACACCGATAGAGGCGTCAATTCAACGTCGCACATGGAGAACTGTGAGACCTCGGCAATCGGACGCGCTCTAGCAAACTGTGGCTATGCAGGCTCAGATCCGTCAAAGCGCCCCTCTCGTGAAGAGATGACAAAAGTACAACGCATGACACCCAGCGACGCTCCTGAAGGCACACAACGCCCACAGGCATCACCTAACAAGGCAGCATCAGACGCGCAACTCGGGCTCATCCGCACACTTTCTAAGAAACTCGGCTTTGAGGCACACTTCCCTCCGAACTTCACGAGTTACGACGCCTCCCAAGTGATCCAAGAGCTCAAAGGCAACGTCATCCCACTCGCCATACGTGCCGAGTCTTTCGAGGATCCGTTCTAATGGGCCTCATTCAAAAAGCGATCGCCTGGGCAATTATTGTCGGCCTGATCACATTGGTCATTCAGGCCAGTATTTACGAGCGCGAAGTATCAGCAAACATCAAAAAAGAAAGGCCCTTCTATGAGTGACGATCAAGTTTGGAACGCATTTATCAGCGCAATACCGGCACAAGACAAAGCCCGACACGACCTGGAGAACTTCCAAGCAAAACTCTTGAAGAACGCTTTGCAGGAAATTGAGGATCAACGGCTGGAGAACTTGGAACTTTCCGCCCAGATCGTGCAGCTGGAAGAAGTGCTGCAGGGCTACTAGAGCCTTCTGCATGACGTAACACAAGACCGAGACCGCTTTCGCGACGACTGGAACGCAATGA